ACACGTTGCGACCTTACGTCACCAAGATTGAAGACGGATATTCTCGCCAACTTCTAACCAACGGCGCGTTCATGAAGTTCAACCTTGACGGTCTGATGCGCGGTGACTTCGGTTCGCGTGTCGCAGGCTACTCATCAGGTTTGCAAGCGGGTTGGTTGTCAATCAATGATGTGCGACGGTTCGAAGATCTACGACCAGCCGAAGGTGGCGAGGCTTACCGTGTACCACTCGCGAACGTCGATCTTGGTGCAGCTGGTCTCACAGAACTTGACCGCAAGACAACAATGGTTCAGCGTCTCATCAACGCAGGTTTCGAACCTGCGTCAGTTTTGAAAGCACTTGATGTTGATCCGATCAAACACACTGGTGTTGCTCCGACCATGTTGCAACCTGTTGCTGATCCTGCTCCTTCTTACGATGTGAATCAGCGTGATGTGAATGTGACGATGCCAGAGATTCTGGTGAATGTTCCACCGGCGCAAGTGAATGTCGCTGCACCTGTGATCAATGTGCCTGAGACTGTTGTGCGTGTAAACATTCCTGAGAACCGTCCGACCGTGCGAACAGTTGAACGTGATGCTGAGGGTCGTATTTTGACTATCACTGAAAGGGTTGAAGACTAATGGCTGAAGGTTTATCCGCTTATCTTTCAAACTCGTGGCTTGACGCGCTCGGCAACAACACTTCTTTCGTGGTCGCACAGGTTTATGTGAAACTTCATGTCGGTGCGCCTGGTGCGCTCGGCACCGCGTTCCCTGCTATCGAGACAACACGCAAAGCCGTATCGTTCGGTGCAGCTTCATCAGGTGTGTTGACATCGAATGATGCGATCACTTGGACGAACATCGCAGGGTCGCAAGATGCGAATCACTTCACTTGTTGGGACAGCCTCACCGCGGGCAACTTCTTGTTCTCAGGCAACCTGACTTCGAATCCTTACGATGCAGGCGACACATTTGAAATCGCTTCGGGTAATCTCACCGCCACACTCACTGTCGCAAGTTAACGGTCCGCGATGGCGGTCATCAGATTCGAGTTAGACCTTTCGCCTCTAGATGATGCGCTGTACGGTTTAGGCGGTCCATCTGGCCGTTCATTCATTCTTGACACTTCACAACTTGACGGAACAGATGTTTTAGACGGTTCACTGTTTCTTGTTCTTGGCACAGCGTCTTCAAGCCTTGGCGGTGTTAATGCTTCCGCATCTGGCACTGTCATTGTTGTCTTCGTCACTGGTGTCGCAACAGCGAACCTCGGCGGACTTGTTGCTTCGGCGACAACAAAAACAGCCAAGTCTGCAATCGCTGTTGCCAACTTCGGTGGTCTGGTCGCTTCGGCAACGACAAAAACAGGAAAGTTGGCAATCGCATCATCCGATCTTGGTGGTCTGGTTGCTTCGGCAACGACAAAAACACGAAAGTTCGCAATCGCATCATCCGATCTTGGTGGACTTGTCGCAACGGCTACCGCAACCGTGCAACCACCAGCACCACCACCACCTGAGCCGACACCGTCTGGCGGTCGCCGAGTTTATTCAACATCACCACGAAAGAAGATTGAACCGCTACCGCAAGTCGAGATACCTGTCATCCAACCGAAGCGACGCTACGCGGTCGCCTCAGCCATCCTTGGCGGTGCAACTTGCACTGCGACCAGCTCGATCACATTCAGCATCTTGGACGATGACGCTGAGATATTATTGTTGGTCTAATGCCTTACTTCATTACTGACAAGTCTCCAGACTGTTCTGGTTGGGCAACTATCAAAGAAGACGGCGAAGTGATCGGCTGTCACGAAACAAAACAAGACGCAATCGATCAGATGGTCGCGGTGTCTATCGCCGAAGATATGGAACCAGGTGGCGAACGCGCACCAGCACCACCAGAAGATCAGATCACAGGTAGCGACAAGAATCCTGCCGGTTCAGCAGCAGGCAAACAAGGTGGGATTGAAATCAATGAAACGACCGAAACTGCGTTGAAGAATAAAGTTGCTGACCATAACGAGAAGATGACTGAAGGTGATCGGCCTGTTTGGACTCGTGTGACGCTCGGTGTGTTGAAGTCGGTTTATCGTCGCGGGTCTGGTGCCTATTCGACATCGCATCGTCCTGGTGTTAGTCGAGCGGCTTGGTCGATGGCGCGTGTGAATGCGTTCTTGTATTTGAGTCGCACTGGTCGTCCGCAGAATCCGAAGTACATCACCGACAACGATCTGTTGCATGTTGATCATCCGAAACATTCGGCGGCTGAACGCGCACTTCCTGACAACTATCGTCCAGCCTTGTCGCCTGATGTTCCTGAAGGTCGCGCATGTGGGAACTGTGTCTTCTACAACGAAGACAATGTGCAAGGCGAAGGTGACGATCTCAAAGCGTATTGCGAGAGATGGGATGCTTATGTCAACGGCGGATTCTATTGCAACGCATGGGAACCACATGATGAGATGGATCCATACATGGGTGAAGAGATGGACGAAGAAGATCGGCAAGTATCTCTTGAGATACCTGTCTACATTCGCACGGCTGCTCGCAAGGGATTGGACTATTACGGTCAAGGACTCGCGGGTGAAGGGCTGGTCGATCGCACCGTTCGTGAAGCACGAGATCTGGCAAGAGGCGACATCACGGAAGACAAAGTCATCCGATCAAACGCATGGGCGCAACGACACGCAGTCGATCTAGACGCACCAAAGAACTCGGACTCAACGAACGATCAGTTCCCTGGTGCTGGTGCTGTCGCACATTATTTGTGGGGAATCAATCCGTTGAACCCTCAACCAGCACGAGACTGGTACGAGCGCAAAGCGAACGCGATCAAAGCCGAACGAGGATTGTTCAACTTCTATCGCACCAAGTCTGAATACTTTGCTAACATTCCAGGCATGGAAGACAACAAGGTCGAGACACGCCGCATCCAAGTCAACGAGTTTGAACTGCGAGCAGGTCCAACAGGTGACGGAATGTCATTCACAGGTTATGCAGCAGTGTTCAACTCTGATTCTGAACCGTTGCCATTCATTGAGCGAATCGCGCAAGGTGCATTTAAGAAATCTTTGAAGAGTCGTCAACCGATCAAGATGTACATGAACCACGATTCGTCAATGCTTCTCGCTTCGACAAGGTCAAGGACTTTACGACTTGAAGAAGATTCCAAAGGATTGTTAGTGAACGCAGATCTGCCAGACACAACTGTCGGCCGTGACCTGAGTGTTCTTATGCAACGAGGCGATGTTGACTCAATGTCGTTTGGCTTCTCAGTTCCTGCCGGTGGCGACTCATGGTCAGATGACGGCATGACCCGCGAACTTCGTCAAGTTCGTTTGCATGAAGTGTCGGTCGTGACTGGCTTCCCTGCTTACAAGGCAACTTCGGCAAGTGTTCGTTCTCTTGACCTACTTGCCAAACGCACAGGTGTTGACGCAGACAAGCTCGCCGAGGCAATCACGATGCTTGAATCTGGCAACACTTTGTCTGATGAATCGGCTGAACTGTTGTCGAGTGCGGTCAGCAAACTTCGCGCCGAACCAGCGCAAGTTCCTGCCTCCGTGAACATTCTTGCAAAACATCTTGAACTGTTGAAATCGTTCTAACTTCTCGTCTATAGTTCTTCTTGTCGGTAAGCGTTCCGCTACGACTAGAGATTGGTAAGCGTTCCGCTACGATCGGAAGACAACTAGATTCGCATATCCAATCACAACTACACACGAGGAAACCATGAAACAATTTATTGAACAACAAATGGCACAACGCGCAACAGCGTGGGAAGCCGCAAAGAAGATTCTTGATGTTGCAACCGCTGAGAAGCGCGACTTGACAGCAGAAGAAACACAGACATACGAGAAGATCAGCAAAGAACTTGAGGATCGTCAAGCAACAATCGAAAAGTTCCGCGCCGATGAGGCTCGTGAACTTCGTTTGGATGCAGCAACACGCGAGATGGCAGATCAGGTTCGTCCTGTCGCTGACGCTCCACGCGGCGTTCGTTCAGATGCAGAAGTCATCCGCTCAATGGCGAAGGGCGAACTTCGTTCGCACTCGTTTGAGAAGCGCGATCTCGTCAAAACCCAAACTGGCGCACCAGTACCGACTTCGTTCTACGACCAGGTCATCATGCTTGCTCGCACAGTTGGTCCAATGCTCCAGACTTCAACAGTCTTGAACACAGCATCAGGTGAGAACCTTCAGATTCCATCGCTTGCCCAGTATTCAACTGCTGCAATCGTTGGCGAAGGAACAGCAATCAGCGAGTCGGATCCAGTATTCAACTCGTTCATCACACTTGGCGCGTTCAAGTTCTCGTTCCTCGTACAACTCTCAACCGAGTTGATCGAAGACAGCGGTGTTGACATCTTGTCATTCTTGGCAACTCAGGTCGGCAACGAACTTGGCTTCCGAGTTAATGATGCGTTGACAACTGGTACAGGAACAGCACAACCAAAAGGTATCGTCACGGCATCAAGCCTCGGTGTCACTGGCGCAACAGCAACAACTGGTGCGTTCACAGCAGATAACTTGATCAGCCTCGTCTACTCAGTAGACACAGCTGGTCGTCGTTTGGCTGGTTCAGGATTCCAGATGAACTCGTCTTCAATTGCGAAGATGCGCTCATTGAAGGACACAGCAGGCAACTACGTGTTCTCACCAGCACTCAACGCTGATGCGAATGACTTGCTCCTCGGATACCCAGTGTTCGAGAACCCAGGCATGGCCAACACAGGAACAGCAGCGAAGTCGGTTATCTTCGGACACCTTCCAAGTTACTTCGTTCGCCAAGTTGGCGGCATCAAGTTGGATCGAAGCGATGACTTCGCATTCAACACCGGACTTGTTACCTTCCGCGCAACAATGCGTGTTGACGGCAACTTGCCACAAACATCACACGTTAAACACTTCATCGGTGGAGCATCCTGATAATCAGGAACTAATCCGAATAAAGACATAGCAGTCCGCAAGGACTGTGACTAAGATTAAGCCTCGGTCGGTCGTGCAGGACTTGCCGAGGCTTTATCTATTCCTGCACTATTCTTAGGAGGATCATGTGGACAACGGTAATAATAAGAGGCATACCAGTGGAGATGCCAGGAGCGTTAGCGGAGCGGTTGCTCCGAGCGGGCGTAGCGCACTCGTTGGAAGTGTCAGACCAACCAATCCCGACCGACTCAGAGTCGTCTGGTATTCAAACGCACCTTGGGCTGCCACCGGATACGGTCAGCAAACCGCGCAAGTCATCCAAAGGCTCGCGAAAGAAGACCATCAAATAGCAGTCCACGCGATGTACGGACTTGCGGGTTCGGTATCGACTTGGAATGGTTTCAAAATGTATCCACAAGGACTCGCGACATACAGCGACGATGTTGTGGTTGCGCACACAATGGAATGGGCGAGTCAAGATCTTTCGACACCAACATTGTTGATGACTTTGTTTGATGTGTGGGTGTTGAAATCTGAATCATTAAAAGAGTTGAAGAACATCGCGTCATGGGTTCCGATTGATCATCAGCCTGCACCGCCAGAAGTGTTGGAATGGTGTGCGCGTGAGAATGTGAAACCGATCGCGATGTCGAAGTTTGGTTCACGAATGTTGAACATCGCAGGCATCGATCATCTCTATGTTCCTCACGCGATTGAACCAGTGTTCAAACCGACTGAGACTGTCGCGTTGGCTGATGGTGGCAAGATGACTGGCCGAAAGTTTATGGGATGGGAAGAAGACAGATTCGTGATCTCGATGGTCGCAACGAACAAAGGCAGTCAACCTGCGCGTAAGGCTTGGGCTGAGAACATTCTTGCGTATTCAATCTTTGCGAAAGATCATCCTGATGCGGTGCTGTATCTCTACACCGAACCGATGGGTGCGATGTCTGGTATCAATCTGATTCAACTTCTTGACGCTTGCGGAGTCAGTCAAGACAAATACAAGATTGTGGACCAGTACGCGTACCGGCACGGTATGCCACAGAACTTGATGGCTGCGATGTACACGGCGTCAGATGTTCTGTTGGCTTGCTCAATGGGTGAAGGGTTCGGCATTCCAGTGATTGAAGCGCAAGCGTGTGGATGTCGAGTGATTGTCTCAAACTTCACTGCACAACCTGAGCTGGTCGGCGACGGCTGGACGGTTGAAGGTCAGCCATGGTGGGATGCGGCTCAGAAGTCGTGGTTCTTCACACCGTCAGTGCCTGACATCGTGAACGCTCTCAAATCGGCTTATAACGCGCCTAGAGGGCGTTCTGAGCAGGCGATCACTCATGCGCAAGGGTATGGAGCCGACACAGTATTTGAACAGCACTGGAAGCCGACTATGAAGGAGTTGTCCGCATGGTGCCGGTCGTAATCATCCCAGTTCTCAACCGATACGAC